TAAGCGTAAAGCGGCTATAATGATTAACGACACGTATCAGAACTACGACAAACTGTCCAATACTGTCCGAACCCTTTCTCGCTGGGGTGTGATGCCACAGTTCGCATCCTTCACCGCCGAGTTTATGCGCAACCAATACAACCAGGGTAAGATCATTGCTCAAATGGCGGCGGGTAAGTATGGTCAAGAGTTTGGACTAGAGGCATCTGATGCTGGCGTAAGGGCTATGCGCAAGGAGGCGGCTAAAAGAACTGCGTCATTGCTTGCCGTGTATGGTGGAACCTACGGAGCCATTGAAGGTGTTAAGGCGGCTAGTGGTGTAGACCAAGAAAAAGAAGAGGCAATACGCGAGGCATATCCAGATTGGAACAAGAACCGTAACCTAATGGTTAAGTTGGACAAGAATGGTAGGACTGGTTGGACTGCTAACCCCAGCTACGTCATTCCCCACTCGTTGGGTTTGTCTGCATTAAAGGCTGGTATGAGCGGTCAAGACCAAGCATCATTGGTGGGACTACTTGCCGATGAAATGATTGGTGAGGGTAGCTTTGTTATGCAAGAAGCGTATCGTGCTATATCCAACCAAGACAGATATGGTCGTCCGATTACCAATGAGCCTGATGATCTTAAAGCAGCCGCAGATAAGATGAAGTTCTTCATCACCGAACTGTTCAAGCCGGGGTTCAGTCGTGAGTTACAAAAAGCGACCAAAGCCGCACGAGGTAAAGGTGACTTAACCTTGCGAGAGGTAGGGGCTAGACAGTTGGGTGCTAGGCTTAACCCTATGGACTTGAACAAAGACTTCAAGAATAAGTTCATGGACTTGAACGAGTTGTCGAAGGGTGCGACTGGTGAATACAGAAGCCTGTTGCGTAGAGACGAGGCAACGGAGGGCGAGCGTCAAGCGGCATACCAGAAGGCTAATCGAATCAGCCGTGAAGTTTTCAACAACTTTGTCCGCAAGGATCGTGCAATGAAAACACTTGGCTTCTCGGACGAAGAAAGGGTTAAGACTATGAAGGAAGCCAAGGTAAGTGGCAAGACTATCTTACAAATCTTGGACAATGAATACAAGGACTTGTCGCCAGTCTTGGCTCAGACTTCTACCGACATTTACGAGGAACTACCAGAGGGTAAGAGCGAGAAGCGCAAGGCAATCCTAGGCATCATCCGCACCAAACCAGAGATGGGCAAGCGTTTGCTAAGTATGTGGAAGCGAGAGCAGAAGCAACAACGTAGAGGGTTGAGCGAACGTGAGCTAGTATTTAGCAAACTTGGGACAGAGGATAAGGTCTCTTACCTCAAGAAAAGACCCAATCTAGTTATAGAATACAGGCGTAAAGGTTTGCTCAATGAGAGCGTCCCGAGAGCCTTGAGGTAGTAGACCCTACTCCTACCCCTCGTAACAAAAGAAAAGCCCTTCAGCAGCGTCTGAGGGGCTTTCTATGTAGTAAAAACTGATCCCCTTTACTTATCGGGCGAAAGAGGGAAAAGCCAGCCCGCAGCCATAAGGCTTTGGAAATCTGCTGTTAGGCATTAAAAAGAAAAAGGCCGAAGCATTAGCCCCGACCTTCCAAAGAGTTCTTTGATTTGTGGAAGTCATAATTGAGCACAGTTGGATTGTTTGGTCAAGCAAAAGGCACACATACCTTGCTAGGGTGCTGGTGGCTCTGAGGCTATAAAGAACAAGGCAACAGCCATGATGAAGATTATTACCACGTGGGGTTCAAGTAAGAAGGACATCAATCTCCCTCCTCAATATACGAGTTATCATGTGGGTTAATCATGTAGCGATCAATTGTATCTGGATGGAACCCGGCACAATAGGCCAAGCTACGACAAGCCTCGGTGAAGTTTGCCATGTCGCTTTCCTCAAACTCAATCTCTGCGTTCTCGATGGTTGTGTATTGGGTAGGCTCGGTGTCTGTATATGTTAGTTTATTCATAGTATTATAGGAACATTGGTTCAAAGAAGGCAACCTTGGAGCTGTAGACAACGCCACACCCTACGATTGGTTTGGCAGCATATACTCGTCCGTAGTTCATAGAGGGGTGATCGTGTTCTACGCCACAACCTACCTGCATACCAAACACACAATCGTGTTGGTTGGCGTGGTAGACTAGACCAGCTTGGGCGTGAAGGTGTCCTTGGACTAGAGAGTTAAACTCAGCCACAGCATTCTTATATGCCGCCTGTTGTCCACCCTTACCCTTGTCTCCGTGCCGGTAGATGACATCATCAATTACTAGGTCGTGGTAGCGAGGGTGTATTGTCCACCCGTCCAGTTGCCACAGAGACTTGAAGTCTTTCATTAGATGCTCTGGTATACCAATGGTCTTTGCCTTACGGGAGGGGAGGTCACTATGGTTACCCTTGAGGTAGTCTACCTGGGGGAAGGCTTTATGAAGCTTCCGAACCTGCTTAAATGCCTCAGCAAACTCGTCTTCTGCGCTGGGCATGGACGGGTCTTTCTCGTGGTAAGAGATGGAGTTCCAGTCTACTAGGTCGCCGATGTGGACAACCCGGTTGCACTTGTGCTTCCTCTCAATCTTCTTGAGGAACTTGATGTAGTCTGGGTGCATGGCGGGGCAGTGCGTGTCACCGATAATTAGAACTGTATTTTTCTTGGGCATATGGCGTATGGGTTTGTATTTTACCTCGTTGAGTTTGATGGGATTAAACGTAGGTGTTATTGTTACGTGTTAAGTTTAATGTAATTAAACGGTTATTGTGTTAAGTTTAATGTCGTATAAAATACACAACTCCCGTCATTTTGCTAATTATATAGAGTTATACTCGCAATTGGGTATATATGAGTTATTGTTTAAGCTTGGCGTGTTTGCCGTTGCCGCTTTGGTCGGTGACGAAAATTTCCCCGCCTTCCTCGTGGCACGCTGCTCCCCTGATGTATGTTTGGTTCTTCATAAGCTCAGTCATCTGCTTGCCGTCAATCCATACAGCCGCAGGCTCCTGCAGGTTGCAGATTTCTTTCCAACGTGCGGGAGTGTATTGCTGGCAGTCAGTAATGGCTGTCTTATGTATGGCTTTAAGTTCAGCTAGCTCTCGCTCAAGTTTTCTAGCGTGCATTGCTAGTTCTGCTGTGTTGTGTCGAACCTCATCTGTCCTTGGCGTGTCGCTTAGGTTTTTCATAGTGCTATTTCTCTGCGCCTATAAAGTCCATCTCGATACCCCGCACAAGGTCTTCCCTTAAGAACTCAGCAATCACTTGATCCTTGTGCGCTTCAAACAAATAGCCATCAGCACCCCACTTGTCGGCTTGCTTCTCGGATTGATCCGCCCAGTCGTTAATGTATTCAATTAGTTTTTTTGTATTTATATTTTCCATAGTTCGTGTGTTATTGTAGTTTATGCCAATTATTTTTTCCCATGACCACCCACTCTTCTAGGTGAGCCAGATCATCAGAGTAAAGAGCGTTGTCCGATAGGATGGCGGTTAGACCCTCAAACTTCTTGAGGCTGTCTGCGTTGAACCACACGGTCACGTTGCATGAATCGCCCTTCTCGTTGTCCATCTCTAACGTGTATCTATATTTCATAGGGTTGGGTGGCTAGTGACGTAGTCAGTTGCTGGTTGGATCAAGCCCTTCTTGATGCACTTGTAAACAGTTCTGCGGCACTCATCTTGAAAGTCTTTGATGGCTTGCCAGTCACTCTCTGATCTGTTGGCCTTGCTGTCGTTGATTAAGGTTTGAGCCTCGTCCTCTGTTAGTTCGTTGCGTTGTTGGCGTTCGATGAACCGGGCGCAAGCACCTGTCACCTGGCGGTATTTAGTTAATGCTTTATCGTTCATATTTATTTAGATTTATCAATCATTGCGGAGGCACGTTCGTTCATGTCTTGTATCCACCCTGGTTTGTGTGAGATTGGTCTGTCATCAACCCAGTTACCAAAAATTTGAGAGTCACGAAGAACCATTAGCCCCGTAATAGCGTGAGCTATGTGATGCTCCCCAGAGTCTGGGTCTAAGTCTTCGCCCTCATACCAAGCCTCGATGTGCCGAAAGAAGGCATCGTAATAAACTGATGCCCTAACGCCAACTTCACGCCAGTTGTAAGCACCATACTTTAAGTCTCCGTGTAATTTAACCAAGCCACATTCCATAAGAACTGGTGCTGGTAGACCAGACATTGGAGCCTTGCGTATGCCAACTCTGTCCTTCGGATTAGTGTCTTTGATTTCTGTCATATCATTGTGGTGGGCGAGGGAGCGTTTACTTGCGGCTCCCCCGCCTTGCGTTTTGGGGTTCTTAGTTAGGACAAGGGTTGGCAGTTAAAACGGGGCTTCAACTAGCTCTGGCTCTGGGGTTGGCTCAGATGTGCCAAAGTCTTCCGAACCACTATTACCAGAATCCTCGGTGTCTGGCTCCTTGGACGCTACTCCTAGGTATCCGTCGAGGTAGTCTTGCAGGAGGTTGTCGTAGTAATCTGCGCGGGCGGCAGCTTCGTCGGACAAGGTGTTGCTAACTACAGAGAATAGAGGTTTCTTGAACTTCACGGCACCCTTCTTCTCGTCTGTTGCTTCCTTGATGGCAACAACTGTGTCGCTGTATAGACCGCTGTCACCACCGAGGCTATCGACGAACTCAATCCAAGCGGTGAGGGCAGCACCCTTAACTTGAAAGTTGATTAGCTCGTAGTCGTCTGAGCCTGTCTTAGCCATGGCATAGATAGACTTAGTAAACTTGGCTCCTTGGGTAGCCTTAACGTCTGACCATGCACCAGTAGCTACGATGCCGTCCTTGTTGCGAACAATAAGCTTGTCACCTACGGCACGAACTTCGTTAGACCAGATGCCAGTCTGCTTGGCTTCTAGGAAGCCTTTCACTGTGTTGAGTTGATCCAGGACGATGAAAGCTGTCGAGATGGGCAGGTGCTTCTCTGTGCTTGCTTCTTTGTCCCAGTATTTCCAGTCACCAGACTGCGTGTCCCACTCTAGGTATTTAGCGGCAGGGTTGGATGAACCACCCCCGGTTGATGTATTTCTTGTTCTACTCATATTATTGTATTGGTTGATGATGTTAGTTAAGGTTCTATGGACTTGGCTTAGGTATGTCAATGGTTATTTTGATTTATTTTTCCTTTGATTTGCTGTGCGAACTTTGTGACAGGCTACACATACCACTTCTTGTTTGCCGTAGATCATGTCCCTGAAGTGTGGGGTTAAGGACTCTAGGGTTTGAACATTGGTAAGTGGTGTGATACCATCGACGTGGTCAATCTCATAGACGATCTTAGCCCGCTTCTCCAGAGTTCCATCTAACTTCTTGCGCCTCTCCTTCTCTGTGATCCCCATCTCCTTGCCGCAGTCTACGCAGACCACGACAAAGCGTTCTCTACCTGTAGCTGGGTTGATGCCACGTGTGCGAACGGATTGGATGAAGGTCTTGCGAGAAGAGTTACGCCAGCAAGGACGAAGGGCAGACTTAACCATAGTCCGGAACCTACCCTCCGTCATACCCAAGACTGGATTGATTTCACCCCTAGCCATGTTGTGCTAACTCTTCCTTGGTTGGCTCATACGGAGGTTCTGGAATGTCAAGTTGCGCTAGCATATCGGTAGTATCTTTACCCATACGTTCGTGCGCTCCGATGAGGAGCTTGCGGTGTTCCTTGAACTCTGGAGAGTTGGGATGGTTTAAGCAAAAATACATTGCTCGCCCCATTACGTCCAGGGCTTCAAGCATTGTGTCTGCGTATTGTCGTGCTTCGTCTAGGTCTGTTGTCATAGTTCTGTTATGTTGGTAATGGTGATTGGGACGTTCGTCTTCTTCAACTTGTATCCTTTAGTCTTGCTACCAGTAGTCAAGCATTTAATTGCTTCCTCCTGGGTGTGTGCTGTTTTAAGTGCAGAGCAAGGTGAGGGCATATCCATTCGGGTGTATGTAATCTTGTAGCAGGGCATTAATGAAAACGTCCTATGTGGTTCTTAAAGATGAACTTACCTTTCACGTCTCGTGCTCCCTCCCTCTGCTTGGCTATGTTATACTTCAATGAAACGTAAGACCCATGCTCTGCGTCTGATCTCCTAGCCTCATCCACATCCTTGCCATCAGGCCATAGAAGTAAGATGATGTCGGAGTCATTCTCAATGTCACCAGAATCCTTGAGGTCATACAAGGTGAGACCAGACTCACGCTTGGCTCCCTCACGATTAACTTGTGCTAGCAGGAACACAGGAACGTCCAACTCCATCGCCATCAGTTTCACTTGGTGTGAGACCTCAGCAATGCCGTCGTTCTTTTTCATCTTACGATCCCAAGGCACAAGCTGGAGGTAGTCTATGACAATCCACTCAATCTTGTGCTTACGCTTATACATCCGAGCTTTAGCACGAAGTTCATCCACACTTTTCACATAGTGATTGGTGAAGATGGGAGCCTCGGCCATCTTGTCCGTTGCTTCCCAGACGCGCTTCTGGTGTTCTGGTTTCATCATCCCATCGTGCAATCGCTTGAGAGGGACGGCGGCACAGGTTTGAATCATACGATTAGCCAAGGACTTTGCTTGCATCTCAAATGAGAAGTATAGACCGGGCGTGTTATGTGTGACAGCATTCTGCAAGACAATGTTGAGGGCGAGGGCAGTCTTACCACAGGAGGTGGGTGCGGCAATGACCATCACCTCTCCGTTGGCGACACCACCACAGCTAAGTTTCTCGTCTACCTGTGCTATACGAGTGGGCATGGCAGAGACCTCATAGGTTCCACTCACCATGGCCTTGTAGTCCTCTCTGAGGGCTTCTGCGGCACTTCTGATACTCCCGTCCCCCTTGCCGTCATCAACGTCTTGTAGGGACTGCAGGGCGGCTTCTAGCTTAGATGTCACAGAGTCTGCCTCTTCCTCCCCTTCCTCTGCTTCCTCAATGGCGAGGCGGCAATGACGGATGGTCTGGCGAAGCTTGGACTTCTCCTTCACTATTTTGGCGGCATACGTGGCGTGGGTTGAGGTCTCACAGGCTTCCTGGATTGTATAGATGGTGCTGATACCACCAACTTCCTTTTCATCACCATTGGAGCGCAACTGCTCTAGTAGTGTGATGTCGGACAACTCCAACCCCTTCCCCACAATCTCCCCTATGGTCGAGAAGATTGTAGAGTTGCGGGTGACGTAAAAATCAGAGGGCTGAATGACCTGCGACACTTCGTCATAGACGGATCCATCTTCAGATAGAAGACAAGACGCAAGGACAACAGTCTCCGACTCAAGTGAGTGCGGCTGAGTGTTCTTAGAGCTGGGCATACTAGCTGTTGTCGCGTTCTTCTTGATCCATTACGAACTCGCAAGCTTCACGCACACAAGCTTCGCCGTATGGGTAGGTCACGAGCGTCTGGCCGTGCTTGTTGTATAGGACAACAGACTCTGGCATCATGTCTGTGTCATACTCAAACTCAGAGTCTATGCCATTGTCTGTCATCCACGAAAGGAGCTGATCCCCCGTGCGTCTTCCAGGCTTCATGTGGACACCCGGAATCCAGTATTCATCTCCGTCACATAGTGAGCCGACGTAGTCATCTACGAAGCGTGGTCGTCCTGCGACAACTTGTAGACGTTGGACAAGGGTGTCTCCGTCCATCTTGTTGGCGGGGCCGTAAGGGTAGGTTGCTGTTCTGATAATCATGTTTATGTTTTGTTTTATGTTTTGGTTTATAGTGAAACTTTGTTGAGTTCCTCAAGGGCATCATAGCCTCTCATAAGTTTCTTGGCGTAGCTTTCATCCTTTGCTTCAGCTGTCAATGGGCAAGGCTCTTCGGTCATGTCTTGCATATAACCATAGCGGTGGGCGGTGCGAACGCTAACTGCTGCCCACTTGTTGGCTATATACTGACCACGGTATAGGGCTTCGGAGTAAGTGTTGTCACACTTCCTAGAAGTGTAGAAGTTGTTTGCAGCTTTGTCCCTGAAGTCTTGCTCCAGCTGTGTGCGTTCGCGCCTTGGTGTTCTGTGTGTGTCTTGTTTGTTCATGTTTATGTTTGGTTTGGTTTATAGGCTCGGAATGGTCTTCACCACCTCCGAGATAAGTTCGTTTTCTAAAAGCTCTGGTGGCATTGGTGACCTCCAGATAGAGGCGAGCATGAGGCACTTCGTATATGCGTCAAGACTAAAACCTTCGGATTCGTAAATTTCTTTTGCTGATGCAACGGGTGCGTCCATGACCCCCGTCTTCTCATAGTAGGCGGCAACCAACTTCTCAGCCTTAGCAATACCAATACCCTTCATCCCCTCAATGTTGTCGGTTGAATCTCCCATGAGCAACTGAACCAACCAATGGTGGTCTGCCTCACCCTTCGTAACCTCACGAGGCCAGTCGTCCTTGTTCCAGTTGTAGTGCCATCCGGGAACACCAAGTAAATCTTTATCTATGCTGCAAAGGATTGGGTTTTCAACCCGTCCGTTGGTGAGCATGATACCAAGCAGATCATCCGCCTCCAGTTGGTCGTGCTTGCACCAGCGAGAAGCATTCAACTCCTTGAGCTTGTCCATCAATGGGGCATAGAGAGGTGGCTTCTCACGTCTCCCGGCTTTGTAGTCTGGATATAAAACCTTGCGGAAGTTGTTGCGTCCCGACACCACCAGGTAATGCTTCTGTGCGCGGCAAGCAGAGACCACACTTTGTATGGTAAACTCTACCATCTCGACAAGGCTTTTGAGACCCGTGCCGGTTGACTCAGCCTTAGCCGCATGGGAGTAAGAGATAAGTTCAAGATCAATGAGGGCGGTTTTGGTATTTGTTTTTAAGTTCATAGTTTTGTTTTAGGATTAGTTAGTTTCATTATTGTGCTTACCTCTTTCTCTCTCCCGAAGGTTGTAGGCGCGTTCTGTCGCCTCGTTGTTCAATGCTTTCGCATCTACAGAAAGAGCAGTCCCATACGGGATTTGAACCCGCATCTCCAACATTAAGCTCATCGATCCCAACTAGTGGCCTACTAGTCGGCTTATATCGATTTGCGCTGGTGTTTTACCCGTTAAACTAATGGGGCACAATGAAAATTTGAAAGAACTATGGTCAATCCATAGGGTTATTTATGTATGGTCAAGTAAAATCTTTGTTGTTTTGCGTATCATTTCCGTAGATGGTCAGAAAAGATCCAGCGGCCTCGTCATTGGGGCCAACTTGAATGCTATTGAAAATTGGGTTCCAGTCAGGATTAGCGGACTGGATGCTTACTTTTGTTGGTATTGTTTTCATAATGCTTGAAGTTTGTATTTAGTTCCATCGACTACTACGACTTTACCGTCACAGGTCTTGGCTGAGCGTGGAGTTCCTTGCTTTTTGCCATCACTGTTCTCGTAGTAAGTCTCGTTACCTTTGGCATCATACTCATACTTACACCAGAAGCCATTACTGTCCTCTAAGTAAGTCACGTAACCGCCGGCATCACGCTCATACCTACACCAGAAGCCATCACTGTTCTCGAAGTAAGTCACGTAACCGCCGGCATCACGCTCATACCTACACCAGAAGCCATCACTGTTCTCGAAGTAAGTCAAGTTACCATTGGCATCTTTAATCCTGATAGGAAAGCTAAATGCAATCTCTAGTTCTTTATATGTTTCACTTAGTTTTTTCATGGTGTTTCTTTGTTTTATTGGTCTTGTATGGTGGATGAATTAAGATTTAGGGCAAGTTATTTGTATGGTCAAGAAGAAACGTCCTAGTTTCTAAAGAAACTTTGGTCCCTTGGTCTCAATCAAATCGGTGAGTCCTGTTGTCCAGACATAGTTTCACCCATTGGAATCCTTATTTAATTGAAGGGTCGCAGTTAGCCAAGAACACCTCTCTGGGCATCTTGAATCCTATGACTCTTTTCTTCCAACCCTTGTTCCCTTTCATTGGTATCTCCAGCACATCGGCTACTGATTTTGGAAGCCCTATGCCCTTGGTTAGCAGAAGAAGTAGGTTGCGCCTGTCGATGGTTACGTGCTTGTCCGTGGATTTTGATATGCTCCGATATAGCTCCCTGCGCTTAATATCTCTCTTGGTCTTGCAAGCAAACTTTTTGCGTCCTAAGTTTTGCTTGCTGCCCTTCATGTGGAACTCATCTTCCACTTCCCCTAGTGCCTGTATTATTGATTCTAATGATCCAGAAAACCACTCCCCTTGTTTTTGGTTGGCCTTTAACTTAATGTGCATTAGTTGCTCTACGCCCCTTGCGTGCTGCCTTGTTTTGTAACGAACCGAATGGACTAGCTTCAACTTTGTAGGGTTTCCAACTTGTAGGTCTTTTATCCTTCGTTCCGGCCTGTCGGCTAGTCCTATTTTGTGGTATTCGCCACATTCAATAATATATACGTGCATTTGATTTCGTCTCCAGTTCGAGGCTTGTTATCTTTAGATACGGTTTCCCCTATAAGCGAGGGTGAGGTCACTTTGATGAGGTCTTAAATCTCATTGCCGGAAAGTCCTCGTTTCGGTAAACGTTACTAAGAGGGTATCAGCGTATCCTAGTCTCCAGTGTCGATGGCCGTTAGAGCTTCGTCTAGGTTTCCCCTGCGTAGAGAGCGGGATAGCTTTTCCTGTCCTTTCGGATGGTTAAACTCTACGTCTTTTGGTTATGGATCGCTTTAGCTTTCGCTAACTTCGGTTTATCGTGCTACTCCGAAAACGTGAACCTTGTTGCATGTCCTGACTGTATGGGCATAAAAAAAGACCCCTTCCATGTCGCGCTAGAAGAGGCCTTAAAATGCTTGTAGAAACAAGCGGCAAATTGGTCTGATCCGTCGCGACACGGTAGCATTGCTGCTATGATTGAATGTATTAAATAAGTTTCTTAAACTTGTCAAGCATTATAACACACTACCTTGCGCTCGCGTCACCATAGCTCCCCTTGAGCCGTAAAGGGGCTATATTGCCGCTTCCATGGATAGCGAGACACCTACCGGGCGCAATGAGCGTGAAGCCGCTCACGGCGAACTCAGGCGCATCAATCTCTGTCACGTGGTAAGCAGAGTGCATCTGCTCTTCTGACAGGTGCGGGTTGTCCTTTCGGTATTGCTGTATGGTTTTCATTTCTTGTTTGTGATTCCTTTCTTAGTTTTGTAGTATTGCGCCCTAGTCATGCCGACTTGCTCGCAAGCATCCTTTACCGTCATCCCCTTTGCCTTCAGCTTATTCACATCCTTGACCATTTTGTGAGGGTCGAGACCTAAAGTTTTCAGATGGGTCGTGCCGGGCTTGACGGTGATTGCCTCCTCGTATGCTGGCGGCACCTTATCCTTGATGCTTTCCATATATCGAACTGCGCTTGCTATCATGCTTCCCGTCATTATCGCTTTGCCCTTTCTATTGCTTGGTAAAATGCGTTTTCGCTTATGCCCACCTTGGCCATTGCTTGCGCTTGTGTGACGCCGTCGACAGCTAGCTCAAGCACTTCTTGCGCTTGCTGGTCGTAGATTGCACGTTGCGCTTCCATCTCACTTGCCTTTTGCCTTGGCTTATAGTATCCAAAGGCAACTGCGTTGCGCCTGATAGAGTCTGCGCTCAAAGGATAGCCGGCGGCAACGTGTTGCCATGACTCCCCATTGTTTACCCTTTCCGCCGCCGCTTTGGCCATGCGCTTGCGATCTGCTTTAGTATGGCGAACAAAAACGGCCTTGCGTTGCTCGCCCTTGCTCTGCCCTGCTGTGCTTTCCTTTAGAAGCCTATGGTATGCGTCCCGGGCTGCCCCTGAGGCTAAGAAGCCCATGCAGCTTGATACTTGGCTTTGATTTCCTGCTATGTCTAGTGTGTTCATTATTTGTTTAATTGGTTGGCGTATTGAATGAGAGAATGTGAAACGTCCGGCGGCAAGTCTAATTGCCTGACTGCATATGTCACAGCCGTTTCCGGTGTTCCCTGGTGAGATGCTAGCGTGTTTCTGATTAGGATTTTCGCTAGGTTTAAACGTTCGGTAATGTCTTGCATTTGCTGTTTACATGAATGAGTTGTTGCGCTTGTCCAAAAGACCTAAAATGACGGTTCGATGGTCCGATAGGCTGTCTTCGTGATTCTTTATCACTTTGGCCAGTATCTCAATGTTACTTTCTGCCCGGTTCAAGTCGTGACTTAGAAAGCCCAGCGCAAGGGCCGAAGCTGCGATGTATAATATAATAATGATTTTCATTGTTTGTCGTTGGGTTAGAGTTGCAACCTGTAGAGGCCATAAATGGCGCATATGATTGCTGTGAGCGTGCTTGCAACCGTGCAGATTGCTAGGATTTGATTGTCTGTCAGTCTTTTCATGGTTTGTTTTTACTTATAGAAGATATGTTTGCCTATAATGCAAGTCTTTTTCATCGAGCTTGCCCAATATGGATTGCAGTAGTCTGCGTGGTAGTGATCTGCCCCGCCAGTATAATTCGTAGGCTTCCCGTTTACAATGGCTAGGGCCTCATTGAATCGTGGGTGCCGCTTTGCTTTGGCTAGCAACTGCTCAATCCTTCCGCTGTTCCAGCAACTGAACTGTTTACGTTGCAAGCACACTTGCCGGGTCGTAAGCTTGCGCTTGGCCGCACGGTTCCTTATAACTTCATTGACGGCTTCCATTGAGCCAGTTGAATACTCACCGCCCGCTTCCAGGATAAGGGTTGCTGCGACGATTTCAGAGGCATTGCCGGACAGGTTTGAAACTAGGCCAAGTGCAAGTGCTAATATCAATTGTTTCGTTTTCATGTTTGTTTATTGGTTTGATGGTTTAGGCTTCTATCAATGACTTTAGCTTTAAGTGCCTTGCTATGTGGGCGAACCGTTCGCAACTCTTTATGACTTTGCCATTGAGCATAAGGTTGAAGCCGAACTTGCTTTCCCATACCTCGACAGAATCGCCGTTTGATGCTTCGAAGTCGACAGAATCGCCTTGATTGATTTGATTTACTATGTCTTGAATTTTCATGGTTTGTTTATTGGTTTGAATGCCGTTTAATGGCGTTTGAATGCCCCCTGAGGGCGTTTTGTTTGTTTTTAGGTGTCTTCACCTACCTCGAAACCCCGCGCCCCGTATAGGGAACGCAGGGCGCAAGGGTGATTTGCTTTGCTTTGCTAGGTTTTATGCTAACTTAGCCGCAAGCAATACAAGGCGGCAAGCTTGCCCCAATGCACGCGCCTGGCATTGCAGCCAATCCTCATTGGCGTTTGGGTTGCGCTCGCCTTGCCGCGCTTTCTTTAGCTCGCTAGGCGTGCAAAGCCTTTCGGCAATGTCTTGATTATAAATACTAGAACAGCCTCCGTAGCTATAAGCAACCCAGTCGGAAGCCCCACTTAAAAGGTCTTTCTCTCTAATTGGCATACCGTCATTGAATTCATCAATAAGGCTAGGATTGTTCTCTAGGTTTTCCATTAGTTCAAGGGCGTAATCTTTCACGCCTCGCGCCCATGCCGATCGTTCGCTTGCTATGGTTTCAATTTTGCTTTGTATTGTTTCGAATTTTGTTTTCATGTTTAGTATTTTGTTTATGGTTTTAGTTTTTGGCATTTGCGCCGGTTGTCTTTTCTCTTTGTCTTTTATCAATTGCAAGGGTAAAGTTTACGCCAAAAGCTTTTCGAGTAAAGCCGCGTCACTTGCATTGAATGATTCGTCACTTGATTGCGCCTTGTTAGGCGTGCGCCTTGTCTTATAGCCCGCTTGTTTAAGCTGATATAAAGTGCTGTCTAATTGGCTCAGATGCACCGTTGCACTTCCTATTGTTTCAACGAGCGTTTTGTAAGCACTCAGGCCGGCGTTGCTGTTTACATAGAAAGTAGCACTCAGGCCGTCTGTCTTGTATGTTAGATCGATCATTTTGTTTTCCTTTGTTTATGGTTTAGTTTAGTTCGGCGATTCATTCGCCTACCCCAAAGGCCGCGCGACTCAATTGAGAAGGCGGCCACAAGGGTTGAAGGGTTTGCGCTTTTAGTTTTTAAGGCGAATCCAGGCGCGCTTGCCCTCTTTGTTGAGTTGAAAACAAAGCTTTCGCGCTTTTTCGGCTGCAGCGTGATGCGTTTCTTCATCATTTATAGCGAAAGATGCAATGACGTAAGAGAAAGGGCCGTAAACTTCAAAAGCCCAGGCGTTGGAAGGATTGTATTTATTCATGATTTAGTTTAGTTATTTTTTCCTTGGTTTAGTTTAGTTCGGCGATTCATTCGCCTACCCCAAAACCCGCACGATGCACAAGGCAAAGGCGGGTAAGGGTTGAAGGGTTGTCTATTACTAGCAAAACTCAACCATTGTAAACGAATCCCTTTCGGTTTTGTTTTTAAGCATTCGCAGTGTGTGAATTTTTACAGTGCCGTTGCTTTCTGTTTTTAGCTCATACCTATTGCAACCCATGTGCGCGGCTTTTTCTAACATTTCGTTTTTCCATTGTTCCAGTGTGGCTTTCATTTTGTTTTCCTTGGTTTAGTTTAGTTTTCGCTTTGCGGATTTGCTTGCGATACAAACACCATAAGACAGACGATCAAAGTATGTCAACACCTTTTTTAATAAATCTTTGCTTTTTCTTTTTACCATAGAATAGGCCACGGTATAAGCTTATCAATACAAGGGGCAAGAATGCTAGTCACATAAACTGGTCGCAAGATGTGGGCTCTATAATTAGGTCGCAAGATGCATCCCCCCAACAAAGAATAAAAGAGGTCTACGCGAGCCGGCGATTGCCAAGCCGGTGAACTGCCAAGCTGGTGAACTGACAAGCTGTTGAACTGCAAGACAGATCAGCCAGGCAGACCGGCAGACAGACCAGCGAGACAAACCAGCGAGACAAACAAGGGGGAGGGGGTCAGCTAAGCAAGCTACGCTCTAGTTACTGTATATATCCCACGCCCTCTAAAAAAATATATTCCTGTGAGTCCCTTAATACGTTAGGAGCTTATGCGTAGACACAGCTTCGCCCCATGGGCTGATATCAACGAGTTACGAAAGAAGCAATCAGAGATTACTAGGAGTGCGAGGTAGTTAAGTCAATATACACTATATCGTTGATAATATTTTATGGCTAGCTTGCATGGCGTCATCAGGGCTATCCAACCTCTAAGCATTAGGGACACCGTTCGTCAGAACACTGTTCGTTTACGTCCGTTAGGACTCCTCTATGCCTACCCGTATTTTTACAACTCAAAGTGGGGGACTATAGGACTTGGGCTTATACGCTTGCTCCGATGGTTGTTCTGTGTCTACGTATATAGTCTAGCAGGAATCGTGCCAATTTGACCGTCTCTTTGTTATGGTATGGTAATGAAGGGTTTAGGGGATTTGGGGTATATTAGGTGTGACAGGATATGGGACAGGGTGTCACAGTTGGTGTGACAGGGTGTCACAGTTGTGTCACAGTTGGGGGGTTGACAAAGTGGGGAAAGTGTGATATGGATTGTGCTATGTCAACTAAAGGCTCACAACCAAGGCAACTGAATCGGGACGACGAGAGGTTGGGTAAGAACTGGTCTCAGATTAAATGGTCTGGTAAGACCAAGGGGACGGAGGGTAAGAAGGGTTTTGTTAAAACTCGTATAGTGTATGGGGAAGGAACTGGTAAATGAAGGCTAAGAAGACAGAGCAACCTGCTGAGGCTACAACCCGTAGGTTCTATGCTTCCTTTATGGAGTGGTATATGATGCACCATGCAAATGAGGCATTACCAGCTAAATTTGGAAAGATTAACAACAAGGATTTGTTCACTGAACGTATGAGGGAGTGGGCGAAGGACATAACAACACACGATGAGTGATATTACAATAAACTTGCTACAAGGAGACTGCTTAGAGCAGATGAAGCAACTACCAGACAACAGCGTGGACAGCATTGTGACCGACCCACCCTACGGCATTAGCTTCATGGCTAAGAAGTGGGACTACGACGTTCCCAAGGTGGATGTGTGGAAGGAAGCTATGCGTGTCCTGAAGCACGGAGGTCACGCTTTGATTGCTTGCGGAACACGGACACAGCACCGAATGGTTGTGAACATTGAGGACGCTGGGTTTGAGATTCGTGACGTGGTGTCATGGATTTACGGCTCAGGCTTCCCGAAGTCTTTGAATGTCAGCAAGGCAATCGACCGAGCGGCAGGTGCAGAGCGTGAGGTGGTGGGGAGCAAGCGAGGGCCAGGGAAACCACAGTTTTTAGCCGCAGACAACGGCGGGATAAACTCACCAGACAGAATAGCGTCAGCAGGCTTTGAGGTCAGCATCACCACACCCGCCACCGAAGAAGCAAAGCAATGGGACGGCTGGGGAACAGCCCTAAAGCCAGCCTGTGAGTTCTTCACGCTATGCCGTAAGCCTCTCTCGGAAAAGACGGTGGCCGCTAATGTCCTCAAGTGGGGAACAGGTGGGATTAACATTGATGGGTGTCGGGTGGGGACTGATACGAGTAGAGGTGATAGATATAAGGGAAAACCTCCTCTCGGCGGAAAATCAAGTGGCAAATACCAAGATATGCCAAGGGAAGAAGTGTGGGACGTTAAAGCAGGACGCTTCCCAGCCAACCTAATCCACGACGGGAGCCAGCAGGTTCTTGAGTTGTTCCCTGAGACTAATAAGGACTCCACCGCCCGCTTCTTCTACTGCCCCAAAGCAAGCAAGAAGGATCGCGACGAGGGGCTTGAGGGGTTTGAGGAGAAGCAAGCAGGCGCGATGACGGGCAAGGAATATCGGGAGGATAGACCCCCCAATCATCCTATGCGCAAGAACACCCACCCCACAGTAAAACCAACAGCCCTTATGCAATACCTATGTCGCCTCATCACCCCTACGGGTGGCGTTGTCCTAGACCCTTATATGGGTAGCGGATCAACGGGCAAGGCTGCAGTCAAGGAAGGCTTCAGCTTTGTAGGCTGTGAACTTGACGAGGAATACTACAAAATTGCAAAAGCCAGAATACAACGATGAGTGAAGAAAACCAACAAACTTTAGCTAACCTATCAAACTCCATCTCTGAGTCCGTCAATGCCTTTGTAAAGGCTTGGGAGCCTAGTGGTAGTGGTAGACCCCCGTTGACCGTCTGTAACCCCGCTAAGGCTCAAGAGGTCTTAATGCTGCTGGCGGTTGGGACAAGTGGTAAGAAGATACTAGAACTTACTGGTTGTGCTACTAGCACGGTGTATAGGTTGAAGTCAGACTGGTGCGACCACATTGGTGACTGGAAGGAAGAGGGGGGTAAGATTAGTGGTGGCATCTATATGGACACCTCAGAGGGTCTAAGTGACACGATGGAACGTATCGCTAGGGCAGAGGCAGAGGAAGACTGGAAGGCCGTTGAAGCCCTCTCTAAGGCTCTACAAGCGAAGAACAAGATTCTTGAGGTAAGTCATAGGCAAAGCATGACGGCACGTGGTGAGGCTTCTCAGATCACCAGGGAAGAGAAGGTTATCACTGACGCTGACATCGAAGACACAGCTTCAGCAGCTAGAGAACGGTTGAAGCAAATGAGGGCTACGGCCATTGATGCGGAGGTAGCTAAGGATATTTAAAATATGGCTGAGCTAGAATGGTCTAACCACCCCATCGTCGAACGTCCTACAGACGAAGAGATACTCCTACTTGCGAATGGGTCTCAAGCGGACAAGGAGCTACTAAAGCAATGGCACAAGCAGTATCACAAGCGTATTGAGGCATCAGAGGAAGACCCCTTGAACTCTGGGTTTACCCTAGAGCCTTGGGAACACGCAGAGCATAGCCTAGGTAACTACTCAACTACTATGATCTATGGTGGCAATCGTAGTTCAAAGACAGAATTTAGCTCTAGGGCTGTGGTCAAAGCAGCGTTGTCTAACCCTAACTCTGAGATTGTGTGCTTTGCTCAGGATGCTGATGCATCTGTGCGTATACAACAACGAGCCGTATTCCGCTATCTACCTCCAGAGTTCAAGAAGAAGTCGAAGTCGGAGATGGAGTATTTAAACTTCACCCACAAGAACGGGTTTACTGGTGCATCCTTCATTCTACCGAATGGCTCAACCGTTTACTTCCACACTTACTCTCAGTTCATAGCCAACCGTGGTAAGTTTGAGGGCTTGGAACTAGGGAGTAAGACACCAAAGTGGCACAACCTTGGTCTGTGGCTTGATGAATACCTAGAGGACGGAGACTTGGTCGAAACCATGCGCTTCCGTTTGGCTACACGTAACTCTAAGTTGCTCATTAGCTTTACCCCTATTGATGGTCACACACCCTTCGTAGCCTCATACCTAAAAGATGCGGAGACATTGCAGACGAGAAAGGCAGAGCTACTAAACAACGAGGACGTTCCCTTTGTCCAAGTCAATCACAAGAAGGACGCTGGTATTGTCTACTTCCATAGTGCCTTGAACCCCTTCGGTGGCTATGAGCGCATTAGGAAAGAGCTACAACATAGCCCTAGGGAGCAGATACTTACCCGTGCATACGGCATCCCGGTCAAGTCAATGACCACCTTGTTCCCGCTATTTAGCACAAATGTCCACGTTTGCTCAGAGCTACCCGACCTAAGCCCAGAGACACACACCATATACCAGGTGGTTGACCCCGCTGGTGCAAGGAACTATGTGTCCATATGGGCAGCAGTAGACCAACATGGCTATGTGACTGTGCTACGAGAGTGGCCTGATGAGCAGACACATGGACGCTGGGCAGAGTTTGGTGATCCCAAGTGGAAGTTTGGCCCTGCTTCTAAGAAGATTGGGCATGACGTAAGGGGGTATGTAGAGTTATTTGACGAAGTAGAGGAAGAACTAGATGTTGGTGTCTTTGAGCGCATTGGAGACTCCCGCTTCTTTGCTAGTGAGAATGACGACAACATTGACCTATTTGACCAGTTTGCAGACCACGATATGCACTTTGTGCCGTCAGATGGTAGGAACGAGAACATGGGGCTAGCCGCACTAGACGAGTGGTTCAAGTATAACCCAAATGCCGAGATAGACGCAGCCAACAGACCAATCATACAGATACACGAGTCCTGTGGCAACCTCATATACTCCATCTTAAACTACGGGGCGCAAGGCAAGAAGGACGAACCACTCAAGGACTTTATCGATGCCCTCCGTTACTTGCGTATGGCGAACCATGGAGAAGGGCCAGAACACTACGACTCTCAATCTATAGGAGTTATCAGACGAACTACAGGAGGATACTAAATTATGAAACCAAAAGAACTAGCAGAACAACTAGGTAAGACCGCAATGCACATTGGACGTGTGCGTAAGGAAGTGTGTAATGAGTCCGACATGGATGGCAAAGACATCCTGCCCTCTGGGGTCAAGAAGATACTAGCTTTCTTCGAGAAAGAGATGGAGGCTATTGAGACGGCTACGGTGGACATTGTAAAGGTGCAAGTGCTACCACTTAAAACAGCTAATCCACGCTTCATATTTGCCAAGGATTTGGAGAGAAAGGTTAAGGTGAGGGTAGGGGTGCCCAAGAATCGCAAGCCCGTTCTGGACAATCCTCGCACCATCCACAAGGCAGAGCGTGGTTCAGAGGACGGAGAGTTCTTTTACAAGTGGATTAAGTAGATATGGTCGATACACGACAGGAAGACGTAAATTCTGGGTTTGTATCTAGGCATTCCGCATATTGGTCTAAGATCGAATGCGTAAAGAAAGAACTATCAGGATCAGTAGAACCAATGACATCAAATCAGTTGTGCGATGCTCTAGGTGTGAACGACAATCACATCTATCCCATTTTATCTAAAATGAGAAAAAGCTTGAGCGCAAGGTAATATGATACAATGACGACAATGGCACAATCATACTCCGACCGTTCGGATGAACCCGAAATCTATTTCTCGGAGGACTTCGATTTTGACAATTTCAAGCAGACGTATAATGACGACGTCGATGACCTACGTGCATACGTAGACCGATGCGAAAAGAACCGAGACGTCATTAACTGCGCATGGGAAGGCAAGTCCTCTGACCTCAAGAAAGGTGAGGGCGCATTCCCACATGAAGGGGCAAGTGACACTGAGGTGTTCTTGGTAAAGCAGAAGATTCGTAATAACGATGCTCTACGCACCAACGCCCTACGTAAGTCCACCATCCGGGCATACCCACGTGAGTCTTCTGACGTAGATCGTTCAACAGAGGTATCTGTGTTCTTACGTTGGCTACGAGACAATGGTATCCCTAACTTTCAACAAGAGATGGAGCTATCTGGTTACTACGGTGACGAGACGGGGCTGATGGTTACCTACTGCGGCTGGAGGGCTAAGAAGCAAAGCTACCTCAAGCTATTTGACATTGACCAGATTGCTGAGACCCTACCGGAGCTAGCAGAGATTTGGATGGACGAAGACCGAGTTGATGAAGCCATGGAGCTTTTCAATAGCGTAGAAGGTTGGGAACTTAACGAAGCACGAGTCAAGAAGGCTCTACGACAACTGCGTAAGTCTGGTGTAGCAGAGATACCTGTCACGGTTAAGGAAAACTCCGAGGCAGACGTTCGGACGCTTATGCCAGATGCTGACGTTATCCTACCTGCTTATACGGTAAACTACCAAGACGCACCACGTATCCACATTCGGATGCTGATGTCAGCGCAAGAACTATTAAATCGTGTTAGCTCTGAAGGCTGGGACGAGGAGTGGGCTAACTACGTCATTGAAAACCATCGTGGTATTGACCAAAGCAAGTTCTACAACCCCAACAGCGTCCAGAGCTACCGCCGCATTGGTCGTATTGCTCGTATTACTAACGAGCGAGCTAGGGATACAATCGAGGTTGCCCTAACATTTGAACGTCTCATAGACGACTCTGACAACGCTGAAGGCATCTACCTAACCGTGTGGTGTCCAGAGATGACAGAACAAGTAGGAACACCCAATGTAGCCAAACGTGTGCTACTGAGTGGTCGTAAGAACTACCCTGTCGTCATTACCAAGACCTCACTAGGTAAGACACTATACGATGGTATTACACTTCCAGAGCTACTACGTGCGCCACAGAAGAACCAAAAGACCCTACGTGACAGTTACATGGACGAGTCTGGTTGGAGCATTAGCCCAACTATCTGGGCACCAGCAGGTGTAGATGCTTCTGGTATGGGGCCTGGTGCCGTGATCAGTGGGCCTACAGGACGTAAGCCAGAGTATATTGATCGACCATCTAGCTTTGCACCTAACCTCAACCTAGAGAAGTTACTAGTAGATGAGGCTAATCAGATTGCAGGGCAAGACCCTAACGACCCTCTAAGTGTCCAGCTACAACAGCACAACATCGGTCAATACCTATCGCACGTCCAGAACGTGTTGAAGATGACCTACGAGACATGGAAACTAGATGGCCCAGAGGAACTATTCCTACGTGTCACAGGTAATCCAGAGCCAGTCCAGTTCACCAAGAAGGAAGACGAGGGCGAGATGGACATTACTGTGAGCTTTAACTCCACTTACGATGACCCAGAAAAGGTTGAGAAGATGTTAGCAGGTTTATACCAAGTCCTACAAAACGACCAAGGTGGTCGTGTTAACTCTGAGGCTATTACGGATATGGCACTATCTGCCCTTGATCCCACACTAGCCGACCTAGTTCTTATGCCAACCGAGCAGGGTTCTGCTAAGATTGTCAATGAGACAACTAACGACATTGCTAAGATGGCTGCTGGCATACCTGTTGGCGCACCACAGAATGCAGGTCAAGCTAGACTTCAGATTGTCCAAGACTACAAGCAGTCACAGACGGGTGCTATGGAGTTACAGTCTAAGCCACAATTCCAATTCCTACTTGCCGAGTATGAGAAACAACTGACCTTCCAACTACAGCAACTACAGAACGCTGAGATCGGCAAGGTTGGAGCGCAACCCGCCCAGATGGGTGGCACAGTAACACAAGGCATGAATGAGTAAGGAAACTAAGAAGACAATAGCAGACGTAATTAAACTACTTCGGGACAACCCAGAGTATGGTCGTGCGTTCTACGAATACTTTGAGGATAAGCGAGACGAGTTAATCTCTGCACAGTTCACTAGAACTGATCCAGGCTTCGATAAGAAGTGTCACATATCTGCGCAGTTCGTTCAGAATCAAATACTTGACGAGTTTCAACTAAAGAGTTTGAGCCGTAGGGATTAGGATTTATCATGAGCGCAAGGTAGTGTGCTATACTACGATTACGACCCCCACCTTGGTCGGTTAATCATTAGGTAGATATATGACACAAATAGCAGAAACGGATAACCTTGAGTCCGAACAAGATCAAGAGACGCTAAAGCCCCTTACAATCGAAGAAGCGCGAGCTAATCGAGAGAAGGCTAAAGCAGGTGAAGCAACAGAGCCAGAAGCCCCAGAAGCCGAGGACGAGTCAGAAGAGGTAGTCGAAGAGACTGCTGAAGACAGTCCAGAAGTAGAAGAGGTTGAAGACGAAGAAGAGTCACCAGACAATGTTCTTTCTAAGTTGGAAGATGAGTTTGACCTAGACGACCTAAGCGAAGAGCAGATGGAAGCCTTAACCGAAAAGTTGGAGATTGGTAGCCGCAAGGCATTTGCCAAACAACGACTAGAAATTAAGGAACTAAAAGCTCAAGTTGATGCCGAACGGTTAGAGAAAGAGGAAGCCCTAAAGCTTCGTCAACTAACCCCAAGCGTCGAGGAACTAGATACTAGCATACAGCAAGCCGAGACAAACGCAGAGTATTGGAACGATCAGTTAATTCTGAACCAAGACACTGAGTATGACGAGGCTTCTGGTAAAGACATTAAAGGAGTCAGAGACGAGAGCGGTAAGTTCTACCCTGCGCAAGAAGTATTAAACTTCGTGAAAGCAGAGCGTAAGAAGGTTACTGATCTACGTCAAAAACGATCAGAAGCAGAGAAGGAGTCGGCAAGTGCCGGTGATGTCGAAGCTAAGATTGACACCTTTAAGGCAGAGCTAGGAATCGAAGGGGAGGCTGAAGAACGCTACGATGCGTTAATCAAGTCTCCTAAGTTCAAGTTAGTCAAGTCACTCATTCCTGAATACGGGGTGGAACTAGCAGAGTTGTTGGCACAGGCAAGTCTATACGATGGTAAGAGTAAGAAGAAGAAAGTCATACTCAAGCGTAAGGCTCCTAAGTCAACACCAAATGCAGTCCCATCTTCTCCCAATGGGCGCGGCAATGCCAAGAGCGGCAGAGCCAGTGAACTCAGTAAGATAGTTAGCGGAGGTGGTTACTCACCTCAAGAAAAGCTAAATGCTATGCGTGAACTAAGAACCCTTAATAACCGATAACTAACAATTCAAAGAAAGATATAAATTATGGCATATACAGATACAAACGTAACTGGTAATCGCGAAGACCTCAAGCAACTTGCTACAGTCATCGCTGCAACTCAAGCTCCCGTTTGCGGATTGCTTCCTACCCGTCAAGTCAGCAACAAGCGTCCCGTCGTATTGATGGACTCTCTTGCAGCTCCTGTGGCTACTGGTCACATCGAAGGCACTGCAACAGACACTGGTGTTGACAAGTTCGCCGCTGTTGGTGAATACACAGGTCAAGCACAACGTCTCGTTCGTGAGTGGCAAGTAACTAAAGAACAAGAAGCCCACAACTCTGCTGTTGTTGCAGACAAAGCTGGTGCTTCCGAGAAGGCTCTTAAAGAGCTTATGCGCGACAAAGAAACAGTTGTTTGTGGTGACCAAGGCAAGACTGCCGACGTTCCTGGTGCAACTGCTGGTGTAACTGCTGGTCTTGGTGACATCACCGATTCTGCTAACACTGACTTCGCCGCTGCTTACCGCACACCTGCCGCTTCTATTTATGGTGGCACTAAAGCTGACTTTGACGATGCTGCATTCAATGCAGTTCTTGCTTCAATGTTCGGTCAAGGTGGTGAGTTCCTCGACCTACACTTGGTTGCTGGCACAGGACTACGCTCTCACATCGTTGAGCAGTTCACACGCACTGCTGGTGCAGCTAGCCAAATCGACTACAACATGAATGGCACTGCTGTCATTCCTTACACTGTTGAAATGTATGACTCCGACTTCGGAACGGTCAAGATCATCAACGGTAACCCTGCATGTATGCCTTCGGTTGACCGTGGCTACGTAATCGATCCTCGCTATCTTGAGTGGGGCGAACTGTATGGTGAAGGCTCCGAGGAGTATGAAGGTCGTGGCGTAGGCTCCAAGGGTGCTTGTGACCTATACGGAACTACTCTCTCTCAAGGCCCCAATGGTCTTGGTAAGATCAAGTTCTCTGACGAAGCCTAATCGTTTAGATTAGCGACTATCTGCGAGGGCGGTGTTAAGCAGCACTGACTTGACATCGCCCTCTTTTTAGTCCACTACCTAAGTAATGGCAATTAAAAAGAAACCCCTGACCCCGAAGGAAAAGCTCGATGCTCTTCCTCCAATGGAGAAGCTCGCTCTCATCCGAGGCATACAGGCCAATGACGAGCGAACATTACAATACTATTACCGCAACTTCGTAGACCCCGCAACTCTCCGCAAGGGTAAGTCTATGGATCAATTCCACTATATGCTGGCGCGCAAGGAGTGCGAGGCAGTGGATGGTATGGGTGGTAATTCAGACTTTGATAAATACATCTTTGATAAATCTTTTCAACAAGCATCATTAGCATAATATGGCACAAGGCACACGCACATGGACTGAACTAACTGGTTTAACCGCAGCCCGCTGTGGTTGTGCTTTATCTGGTGATGACGCAACACAGGTTGGCTTCCTTCTTAACTCAGCGGCTCGGCAACTGTATCTTGAGAATCCCTGGTGGGAACGGTTTCTAGTCTTAGAGCCAAGGACAGTAGAGCGTGGTTATGTAAGCTATTCAGAAGATAGCTTTAATGTGTATGGTGCTGGAACAAGTGAAGTTAATGGGCTGTATGTTCGCAATGGTTCTAGTGCAAATGGACTTCCAGCTTATACGCTTTACGATGCAGATGGAACCACTGAGCTTTACAACTTATGGAGCAGGACGATTGGGACTAACGTTTTTTACATTTCATCTACTGGAATTGACGTAACGTCTGGTCAAACCACCGTATATATTAATACTACAAACCCTAGCGCAACAACACCACCATTAAGTGGATGGACTGCGATTGTCGGCGAAGACCCAGCACCAAGAGTGCAAGCCCTATCAGAGATAGGGGAATACATTGGACACTGGAACGGCAAGAAATGGTCTGGTGCTAACCCAACGATGGGAACAGCCTACCCAGATCAGAATGGCATACGTGTAACTGACTCAAGTCAGGACATTGTGTATATGGCATTCAAGAAGTCTTTCAACACTACATACGGTGATGGCACAAGTGGCACAACATCAGATGTCCCTGCCGAGTGGTTTGAGTTTATGGCGTATAGCGCAGCACGTAGTTTTATGCAGTCACAAAGACAAAGTGACAGTTACCAACCAATTGCTATTAGCGAGGTTGAGCGTGTGAGGGAGCAAGCATTGCTCAAGATCAACAGACAAGGAATTTACGCCAGCATTGCCAAAAGGTTTCGCACATACTACAATCAAGACGTAAGCATACACTAATATGGGCTTTGGACACATGAAGATCAGGGCGTGTCTATGAGACAGCTATTGACATAAAATTAAAATTAGCATAGCCTACAGGACATGGAACTAATCGAACAACTAAATAAAACTTTCAATTATGATCCCGATACCGGGATATTGACCAGAAAGAAATTAGAAGGAAAGCCACGGCAACGAACCGCGGGTCGTCGCGTAGGCAACACCCTTAATGCTCATGGATACCGAATGGTTGGACTAAACTCTAAGTTATTGTATTGCCATCGAGTAATAATGCAAATGAAACTAGGCAGAGAGCTTAAAAGGGGGGAGATTGTTGATCACATTAACGGCGATCCTAGTGATAATAGGCTTTGCAATTTAAGGTTAACTGACCAAAAGGGAAACACACGCGCAAGCAGAAAGAAGTCTGCGGGAAAGTCTTCAAAGTATAAAGGCGTATGCTTTAGAAAAGATAGAGCGCACACGGAGTATCCTTGGGTTGCGGCTATTTCTTCTGGCGCAAAACAATGGTCTCGTCGAGCAAAAACTGAACTCGATGCCGCTTATTATTATAACTGCGAGCGCCTGAGAAGAGGATGGCCAATAGAAGGACTGAACGTTCTTGAAAGGGAAGCGGTATGATAACAATTTTTTACAAGACGATAGCACAACGCTTTCGGACTTACTACAATCAAGACGTAAGCATACACTAATATGGG